TAATGCATCATTAAAGTGACTGAAGTCTGTAGCACCGTCCTTTTCTGGTTGTCTGGTACCTTCTTTATATGTGTGCTTTCTTAAACCATTAATTACTTTAGCACACTTTGGATCTATTGTCAATCTAATATTATCCTGTTTACATACACTATTTACACTGGCTATACGGTCTTTAACTGGTGGATTCTGGGTACCACATATTATCTTAAAGCCAGCATTCTTTATTATAATGTGATCGCTTAATCCTCCGCTACTGGTTTGCCTTCTGGCACCAGAAGCATCTGGATATGCTATAAAACGTTGGTCTGGGTATCTCTGGCGTATTTCGTTGCACATTTCCTGTGTATCTGAACCGTATATCTCTATCTCATCGAATATATGTAAGCCAGCCATTGTTTTGTAGGCCAATACAGCACATATTGGTGAAACGTTAAAGTCCATTCCTACTTGTATAGGTGTACCTGGTTGTAGTGGTACTGATTTACTGATTATGTTGTGATCTCCAAAAGCATAGTATATTGCGCCTGCAAAATCGACAAATTCTGCCTGATACTCCTGTTTGTAGGTTCTTTCGTCTAGATCTCTTCTGGCATCTGCTAATTCTTCTTCTGGAACTAAGCCACCTTGTTCTGTTGTGTACTGCCAACTTTGCCAATCTTCTGTATGCTTTGCTTTGCTATATAGATCAAATAGATAACCTTTTCCTTTGGGAGAACTAATAATCATTGCTGACCCTTGCCTGTCAGACAGAGTAGGACGTATAATTGCTTGCCATGTTTGTTCTAATTTAGGTATATCAGCGGCCTCATCTATAACAACAGCATCCAGTCCAAGTCCTCTAAATCGCTCAGGTGCGTCGGCCGAGCGAAGGAATATAGTACTGCCATTTACCAGTGTTATAGTTAGTTCTGATTCATTAATCTTTTTAATCCAGTTCTTATCTCTTAACATATCTTTAAGATCTTCCCAGATAATTTGTTTACACATACTATAGGTAGGTGCTACATACATACATTTTTTATTAGGGAATCTGGCATGCTTAGCCAGATAGGCTATAGAAGCATAAGACTTGCCCCCACGTCTTCCTGCTATAACGATAGAAAAGCGACTTTCAGATTTGATTATTTTGGATTGTATATCTGTTAACTGCACATCTTTACCCCTTAAAGTGACCGGGCACCGGGGTATTGGTGCCCTGTCTTAATAGAATCATCTGTGTGATTGAACGTTTGGCAACTATCATTAGAACAGCATATTGCTATGCATATTTAGGATTCACCAGATTCTTCTAACCATGGGAGGACTTTGTCCTCAGTAGTATTTATCGGTTGTTCCATTTGACCCAGGATATTCTTGCCTAACCATATAAGCATTGTCCTGTCACCGTTTAAGGCCAACTTTAATTGTGCTTTTCTGAGTCTTTGTTTCGTTGCGGTAGTTCCTTTTTCGTATAAATCTGCGAAGTTATCCCGTAAGGTACTGACTGGCACACGATACCAATCGGATATCTCTTGCCAGGTGCAATGAAGCTCTGCTAATTTCTCAAATTCCTGTTCTGGTATAACTGTTTTGTTTCGGCCCACAACTCTGCCACGCACGGTTTTATCGCCGTATTTTATATTTTTAACTTTGTAAGGTGTTTGCTGTTCTGGTGCTTTATCTTCAGTTGACATTTGCATCTCCTGTATAATCAGTATCGTCGCTACTGTTTGCGTATATCTATTTATCCTTTCTGCGTGATTTGGTTATACCACTGTATCTCTTGGTAAATTTCCAGCCGGTTGCTGTTTTCTGATACCTTTTTAATTTTCTAGGCACTGGATATAAGGTATTTTCGTGTATAACATAACCCATTTGTTCTTGTGGGTTCATGTCGTGTATTTTAATCAGAACATTGTATTGCTTAACTGTGACTGATTTACTCTGTAATACATCATATACCCATCTAAACATATGATCGGCTGTTTGATTCATAGTAAGCAATTGTTTTCTTTGCTCAGGTGTTACTTCCATGTATCTATTTAATGTTCTTCTAGCAAATGCTTCGCATTTACCGATTCCTCAGTCCTTAGCGGACTTCGGATAGTATTTTAGCAAAGCGAAGCCTGTTATCATGTAGGATAGATCCAGAATACTCCTGTTAAGGAGTAAACACGGTCATCATGTGAGGATGAGTCCATTGTTACTGGGTTGCTTTGAAAGGCGGAATGCTTTATCCTTCCCTACAATACCCACTCTGGTGTCATTCGGGCTAACAGTATACTAGTAACATTTATATACTGTTAGTGTATGTTGCTTATTCTCAGAGCATACATTCTATTCTTTATATTGCGGATAATACTATAATCCTTATGAGTCTATACAAGTTATCTGGGTCTCATATAGCCTTGATCTCAACGGTATTCTATTGCTGGCCCGTCAACCTTATGTAGTATTTGTCTATTATCTCTTGTTTCCAGCCCTTTCTGGGAGGCCATGCAACACCTAATGTATCTAATGTTGCTTTACTGTAGCCACCTGCGGGCGATTTAAGAGAATCTAAATATTCTTCTATTGTGTATAATTTTTCTTGTGCCATAATGAGTTGCCTAAAGTGAAGTAGACGCTTTTATGCTATTAGTACTACAATTCCGGAGAATTATATACATCGTCGGAGACCAATCGTCAGATATATGATAGTCGCCTACTTCAATTATATTTATCCTTTAGTGTATCTTGAAAGATATCCTTTTAGGAGGTTGTATGTCTGTCTTGGTTTTATAATTGTAACCTGGTGTCCAGGAACTGTTAAACAGTGGTACAATTAACTTGTTCCATACTTCTGTTATTTTTTTAAGTTGGTTTTTGTTTAAGTCAGCATTGCTTCTGTAATGATTACTTAAAATACCGCCCACATAACTTACTATACTGTTTTCTGTTTTGCTAAAATAACTGCTTTTGGGTAATGATAAGTCTGGCATACCGTTTTTACTGTTAAACATATCCCACATCAAGTCCTCTTGTATACTGCGGCTAGAACTTTCTATAAGGAATCTCTGCATCCAGTACATAATATAATCCAGGTCTTCTGGTTGTATAAACACATAACCTGTTTCTTTGCCTTCAGTTGTTGTTTTAGGTCTAAATGCTATTTGCTCAAATTTACCTTTATCTGTTTTAAGAGGTACGTCTTTTATACTTACGCTCATAGTCCTTTCCTGGCTTCATGTGGATAATCAGGATGTAGTGGATGTAACCAGAACTTAGTTCGCTTAGTATTAGTTCTCCAGTCGTCTGTTGCACTGATTACTTTGCCTCTGAGTGGGTGTTGTTGACGTGGATTTTCATAATAAGCATCTTTATACTTGTTTACTTTACGTCTAACACTTTGTGGATGTAGATTTAACTCTAAACCCAGTTCATAATCTGTTTTGTTATGTAATTTTTCCGCTAAAGTAGGCTTTGCCTTGCGTTGAAAGGGTGTGCCATAGTTCTGTACTCTCATATGTATAGTTGCTGGATGCACTTCCTCTTGTTTTGCTAAATCTACTGCGTGTATACCCCATTTACTGTAAAATGAGTCTGGATCTTCAATCATTGTGGTATTACTGTGTTGTCTAGTAGTATAATTTTTGTCTGATTCTGGTCTATACCTATATTCAGTATATAATCCTGAACCTTTAATCCATTTGCCTTTTTCTGTTGTCATTTTATTTCTCCTACGTTGTAAGGTCGTCGCTTGACCATATTTTACATATTTCTTTAAATCCAAAATATGTTTTTTCTGGTAAAAATTCTGGTCTGTACTTCGCGAGTATTCTTTTAAATGTTATATGCTTTTTAGTGTTTTTTATTCTAAATCCTATTGTGTTTTTATCCCAATCACCAACATCACATAACGCTTTTACTTCTCTTATACTGACACCGGTTTTTGTAACTTTTACTACTTTACCAGCACCTTGCCTATCTCCTTCTTCTATTAAATGCAATAAATGTGTATTGTTATAACCTTCTTTTCCATTATAATTGAATTTTATAACATCTCCTACTGCAACATTGAATTTATTATTATTATGATTTATATCTTTTTGTATAACAGTTACCATTTTATCAATATATTTAGGATATATTTCTTTTTTTATTTTTATATGTTTTTGATATGATTCTAAATCAGATTCTTTAACTTTAGCACATTCTTTTTTATATGCTTTCATATGAGGTTCAAATGAACCTAAATCTGCTAATCCTAATATATGTATTTCTTTACCTGTGCTTATTTTAAACATAGGCTTATTCGCAATTTCAGTAATATAATCTATATCTTCCTTTTTTATACCTACAGCATGTAGTTGCTTACCTGCTGTTTGTATTTTAATTTGATTATGTGATTGTCTTTTAAGGGACCTTGCCAACTCTGTAGTTAAACCTTTATTTAAAACCCATTTATGCTCGTCTGCATAATTTAATAGTTCCCATATATCTTGTGCATTGTTTCTTGTTAAAACAAGATTATCTGGAGTCCATCTTTTTTGTATTTTCTTTTTTGTTTTTGCCATTTTTTCTCCTGTTATGTCTAATGGTATAATATTATTATACACTTTTATTTATCTTTGTCAACCCTTTTCGGGTAAGAAATAGGTAAATAACAGGATATACGGAGATTAATCAGACTACGGAGACCACGGAGACACTATTTCTCCGTTAATTTAACTTAATTGACTGTTTACCCAGGTCAGGGCTTTTGGTCCGCCCCAGAGCATATATGCCTGAATTGCGCGACTATTACTTGCGTTTAAACCCTGTCTCTTTGCGTTTCTGTAGTCCTCTCTTGCACGAAGTAAATAACTACGCATTCTAATTAGGGTTTCTTCTGATAAATTGTCGCCGTTTGCTAATTGATTAGCTCTTCTCAAGCCTACAAGAGTACCTGCCTGGCGACTTTTAGGTAATGTACTGCGTATTTCTAATGCCTCTCTGGCTACTTTTCTGATATTTGCGGGTGCTACTGGCATTTTATATCATCATACTGGCTACTGTGGCACCCAATGTACTGATAGTAAGTAACACAAGACCCCATATACGATTGTCGAGTCTGTCTAGACGAGTCTCGAAATATTTTCTGTTGTCCTTGACTGCCGTATCAAGACTGTCTAGGTCTTGTTCTATATGCGCCAAATGGTTATTCTTTATAATTTCAATCTCTCTATGGAGTTCTTGTGTTGTTATTCGTTTGGCCATTATAATGATCCAAAAGCATTATTATTAACATATATAGTATGTAATTGAGCATCATATTCTGCTATAGTAATTTCATTAC